GCAGGTAACTTGATGGGCGGTATAGGAAGAGCATAATATGAGTTGGAAAAAATATTTCACACCGGTACCCACTGGAGATAACATAGACGGAAGTTATGGACCGATCAGCGGCGGAGGCGGTAATGGACGGCCAGGACCAGCAAGGTCAAATTATTCATCATACTTACCAGATGTATATGTAGGATCACCAAATCGTGTTGAACGATATGGTCAGTACAATACAATGGACAATGATTCAGAAGTAAATGCCGCATTAGATATTCTAGCAGAATTTTGCACACAGAAAAATGAAGAGAACGGAACCAATTTTAATTTTCATTATAATAAAAGTGCAACAAACAATGAAATTAATATCTTAGGACAGTATCTAAAACAGTGGTGTAAAATTAATAATTTTGAAACACGTATGTTTAGAACATTCCGTAATGTATTCAAATACGGAGATGCAATATTTTTAAGAGATCCAGAAACAAAAAAATTATTTCATATTGATCCAGCGAAACTTACACGTATTATCGTAAATGAATCAGAAGGCAAAAAGCCTGAACAATACATTATAAAAGATGTAAATTTAAACTTCAAAGAAATGGTTGCTACGTCTCCACATATTACAAACGGAAATATTAGTAGACCAGGCGCAAGTTATCAAACTAGCACAGCAAGGGGAATGACAGGAGGAGTAAATGTTCCTCCAGGATCACGTTTTGCAATTGAAGAAGGCGAAGTTGCTATTGATGCTAGACATGTTGTGCATCTAAGTTTATCAGAAGGACTAGACAATAACTTTCCTTTTGGTAACTCATTACTAGAAACAATATTCAAAGTATTCAAACAAAAAGAATTATTAGAAGATGCGATTATTATCTATCGTGTACAACGTGCGCCAGAGCGCAGAGTATTCTACGTTGATGTGGGTAACATGCCGTCACACCTTGCTATGCAATTTGTGGAACGTGTTAAAACGGAAATACACCAAAGACGTATACCATCGGCGACAGGCGGAGGTACTAATGTCGTAGACAGTTCATATAATCCGTTGTCAATTAACGAAGACTACTTCTTTCCGCAAACAGCAGAAGGCAGAGGATCAAAAGTTGAAACATTACCAGGTGGAACAAATTTAGGAGAAATAGATGATCTCAGATATTTTACTAATAAGCTCGTACGCGGTTTACGAATCCCTAGTAGCTACTTACCTACCGGGGGTGATGACGCAACTTCATCATACAATGATGGTAGAGTAGGCACAGCATTTATTCAAGAACTACGTTTTAACACATACTGTGAGCGACTACAAGGTTTAATTATTGAAGATTTCAATCAAGAATTCAAACGCTATCTATTAGAAAAAGGTGTAAACATTGATACGTCAATGTTTGATTTAGAATTTGAACCACCACAAAACTTTGCGGCATATAGACAATCAGAACTTGATAATGCTCGTGTGCCAACATATACACAGATGAGTGCTATTCCATATATTTCAAATAGATTTGCAATGAAGCGTTTCTTAGGAATGAGTGCAGAAGAAATTGCTGATAATGAAAGACTATGGCGTGAAGAAAATGATGAAACTCTAAATCAACCACCAGCAGATGCAAGTGCAGAAATGCGTGGAGCCGGAATAAGTTCAGCAGGTATTAGTGCTGATATTAGTGGAGCAGAAGATGTTGCTCCAGACGGAGAGACGCCTGAAACAGGACCAGAAGCAACACCGCCTGATACGGCCACAGGTGGAGATACAGCAGCACCTGGAGCGCCAGCGGCAACAACAGACCAAACGATATAAATACAAGCATGATACTAAGAGAATTATTTTATTACGATAAAGAAACAGTCGAACCTGTAGAGGACAATCGATATGATCCTCAATATGATGATTCAATTGTTGATCTTGACGACACAAGAAAAACAAGACTAACACTTCGCCAAATTAACCGTGCAAGGAAAGCAAGCGAGCTACATACTACTGAGAAGGCTGACGAACTAGACTTCGTAAGACAAATGTATGGGATAGCAGCGCAAGCGGCCGCTGCCGGTGTTTAATGGCAAAATTAGATAAGACCCAATATACCAAAGAAGAAGCAGCACGTTTAATGGAAATTAGACGTATAGAAAAACTGTCTTTAGAAAAAAAAGAACAGTATGCTAAACGTGCTTCACTAATTAATTTTGCAGAAGAAGAAATTATAGACGAAAGCCGTTTTGCTCACAATCAAAATTGTGCATTTGTGTTAGGTAACGGAATGAGTCGAGCTGGCATAGATCCAATGTTACTTAAGAGATATGGACCTATATACGGGTGCAATGCTTTATATAGAACATTTAGACCAGATTATCTTATTGCTGTTGATGTAAAAATGATACTTGAAATTAGTAAAAGTATGTTTCAACACAAAAATCAAGTTTGGACAAACTATAATAAATCATACGAAGGTATACAAAATTTAAATTATTTCCAGCCTGGCAAAGGTTGGTCAAGCGGACCAACAGCATTATGGTTAGCTAGTCAGCACAGACACAAAAGAATATATATTTTAGGCTTTGACTACAAAGGACTAAAAGAAGGACAGCGTTTTAATAATCTATACGCTGATACACCTAATTATAAAAAATCGCAAGATAGTGCTACATTTTACGGAAATTGGCTTAGACAAACAGAAAGTGTTGTTGCTGGACACGAAAAAAGTCAATTTATTCGTGTAATAGCACCAGATAATTACTGTCCTGAGCAGCTAAATAAACATGAAAACTACAGTACTATTACTGTAAAAGAGTTTAAAAATACGTTTGTTATACCTTGATCTCTTCAAAACGGCTCGTTTTGAGCCTATATCTACATATATTTTCCCTTAGATAGTAAATACAACTGACAGCCTTACCATAGGTATAACATTTATAGGAGAAAATAATGGCGAGTAATAAATTTGAAGAAATGCTCGAAAAACTTGTTAATGAAGACAAGGCAGGAGCAGAAGAATTATTCCACGAAATAGTGGTAGAAAAATCAAGAGACATATATGAAGGTCTACTAGAGTCAGATCTAGAAGTAGACGAGTCTGATGATGAGGAAACAACAGAAGCAACTGATGAAGAAGTAGATGAAGCATCAGATGAAGAAGTAGATGAAGCATCAGATGATAAAGAAGTAGATGAGTCTAAAGACGACAAAGACGAAGATGTAAAAGAAGATTTTGATCTTGACGAATTTGAAGTTGAAGGCGGCGATCCAGCTGATGACATGATGGACAAAATGGGCATGGACAGCGATGGAGATGCTGAAATGGACATGGATATGGACATGGATGCAGACGGTGAAGAATCAGGCGATGAAGAAATTGAAGATCGTGTTGATGATTTAGAAGTTGCTTTAGACGATCTAAAATCAGAATTCGAAAAAATGATGCCGAAAATGGGTGATGACGATGACATGGGCGACGAAGAAGGCGACATGGACATGGACAGTGACGCAGAAGACGAAGAAGAGTCAATTGCTTATGAAGCAAATGATGAAGAAGTCGACGAAGCATCAGACGATGAAGAGGTTGAAGAAGCAGCAGATGAAGACACTGACGAATCAACTAAATCAGAAGCAGAAACAATGCGTGAATATGTTGAAAAAGTTACAGCAAAAATGGGCGACAACGGTGCAAACACTAAGTCTCCAGTAGCTGGCGCTAACAACATGGGCGGTAATGCTTCAAACTTGGTACAAGGCGGTGAAGCTGATACCAAAGGTACAACAGGTGGCTTAGAAGGTAATTCTCCAAAAGAGGATAACCAAGGCAACGTAAACGTACCAGGCGGTAAAGCAGCAAAATCAATGAAGTCTATGCCAAAAGGCCACGGCGCTGAGAAAAAAGGCGCAGGCGAAAGCGGAACAGATAAAAAATCAATTATCGGTTCTTAAGTTAGGAAGACCTGAATGAGTAACTTTTTAAGAGAGCATTTGACATTCGACCAAGCTCAGATTGTTGTTGAGAATGCCAACGAAGGAAAAGACTTGTATATGAAAGGTATTTGTATACAAGGCGGAGTACGCAATGCTAATCAGCGTGTGTACCCTGTAAATGAAATTGGCAGGGCTGTCAAAACTCTTAATGATCAGATTACGGGAGGATATAGTGTTCTCGGTGAAGTTGATCATCCAGAAGGACTTAACATAAACTTAGATCGTGTAAGTCATATGATTCAAGAAACTTGGATGGATGGCCCAAACGGTTATGGTAAACTTAAAATTCTACCAACACCAATGGGAAACCTAGTTAAAACAATGCTGGAAAGCGGAGTTAAACTAGGTGTCTCATCACGTGGTAGCGGAAATGTTTCAGAAGACGGAAGCAATGAAGTCTCTGATTTCGAAATTATTACAGTGGACGTTGTTGCACAACCAAGTGCACCAGGTGCGTACCCTACGCCAATTTACGAACACTTAATGAATGCCCGCGGAGGGTACAAGGCATACGAACTTGCACAGGCAACAAAACACGATACAAAGGCACAGAAATATTTAAAAGAATCATTGGTCAATTTGATCAATCGACTCCAATAAAAGGAGAACAATATGTTGGACGCACTTAAAACACTTTTTGAAAACGATGTAGTTTCCGAAGAAGTACGTGCAGAAATCGAAAACGCTTGGGAAAGCAAAATCAAAGAGAATCGTCAGCAAGCAACGGCTGAGCTTCGCGAAGAATTTGCTAAAAAATATGAGCATGATAAAGCAACTATGGTTGAAGCTATCGATGCTATGTTATCAGAGCGTTTAGCAGAAGAAATTGCTGAGTTTGCAGAAGACCGCAAACAATTAGCAGAAGCCAAAGCAAAGTATGCTGTAAAAATGCGTGAAGACGCAAATTTACTAAAAACTTTTGTAATGGAACAGCTAAAATCAGAAGTTTCTGAGCTACATGAAGATCAAAAAGGCATGGCGAACAAATTCAAAATGCTTGAGAACTTTATTGTTGATGCACTTGCAAAAGAAATTGCAGAGTTCCACGAAGACAAAAAAGATTTAGCTGAAACTAAAGTCAAATTAGTTAGAGAAGCTAAAAACAAATTTGCTGAAGTCAAAAAAGACTTTATAGCGAAAGGTGCCGACAAGGTATCTTCTATTGTTGAGAACACTTTAAAGAGTGAAATCGCAACACTTAAAGATGATATCGAAGAAGCACGTAAAAACGATTTCGGTCGCAAGATGTTTGAAGCGTTTGCAAGCGAATATGCAACAAGTCATTTAAATGAAAATTCAGAAGTCAAAAAACTTATGAATGTTGTATCTGCAAAAGACAAACAACTAGCTGAAGCAAAAGCATTTGCTGTAAAAGCAAAGAACTTAGCTGAATCTAATGCGAACGAAGTTAAGCGAATGGCACAAATCGCTGAGCGCAAAGATAAGATTGATGTACTTTTAAGTCCGCTAAACAGAGGACAAAAAGAAATCATGACAGATTTACTGGAATCAGTACAAACAAACAGACTACAATCTGCATTTGACAAGTACCTACCGGCAGTTATTGACGGCAAAACTCCAGCGAAGCAGAAGGCAGTTATTACAGAAGGCAAAGAAATTACAGGCAACCGTGAAACAGAAACTAACGTTAGTTCAAAAGCAGATGATAATGTCGTTGACATTAGACGTCTAGCTGGTTTAAATTAAGGAGAAAACTATGTCAGAACTATTAGAAAGTCGCTGGCAGGATACTAAGAGCGCACTTCTTGAAGGCCTACAAGGCACAAAGAAATCTGTAATGGCAGCCACTCTAGAAAATACACGCAAGTATTTGTCAGAGACTGCAGGCGCAGGCGCAACATCCGCCGGTAATGTAGCAACTCTTAACAGAGTTATTTTACCCGTTATCAGACGTGTAATGCCAACAGTGATTGCAAATGAACTAGTTGGTGTACAGCCGATGACTGGTCCAGTGGGACAAATCCACACACTAAGAGTACGTTATGCTGAAACCAATGACGCAACTGGTACAGACAACGATGTAACAGCAGGCGACGAGGCACTAAGCCCGTTCAAGATTGCTGAAGCATACTCAGGTGACGGAACAGCAGGTAAAGCTGCATCTACAGCAGCACTAGAAGGTGAAGCTGGAAGAAAAATGTCTATTCAGATCTTAAAGCAAACAGTTGAAGCTAAATCACGTAAGCTATCAGCTCGTTGGACTTTTGAGTCTGCACAAGACGCACAATCACAGCACGGAATTGATATCGAAGCAGAAATTATGGCTGCTTTGGCTCAAGAAATTACAGCTGAGATTGACCAAGAAGTAATTGGTTCATTAGGATCACTAGCAGGCGCAGCAACTGAAGCATACGACCAAACTGGTGTATCTGGAACAGCTACTTTCGTAGGTGATGAGCATGCAGCATTAGCTGTTATGATCAACAGAGCGGCAAACAAAATTGCACAGCGTACACGTAGAGGCGCAGGTAACTGGGCTGTGGTATCACCACAAGCGTTAACAATTCTTCAATCTGCAACAACTTCAGCGTTCGCAAGAACAACTGAAGGTTCATTTGAAGCACCAACAAACACTAAAATGGTTGGTACATTGAACAACGCAATGAAAATCTATGTGAACACATATGCAGCTGATGACGCAAACGTACTTGTAGGTTACAAGGGATCAAGCGAATCAGACGCAGCAGCGTTCTATTGCCCATACATCCCACTAATGTCAAGTGGCGTTGTATTAGATCCAACATCATTCGAGCCTGTCGTATCGTTTATGACACGTTACGGATATGTTGAGCTAAACAACACAGCTTCGTCACTAGGTAACGCGGCAGACTACTTAGCGAATGTTAGCATTGCTAACGTTACTTTTAGCTAAGTCGTTAACATTATTTAAAATAGGCCCTACGGGGCCTATTTTTTTGACCGAATTTTCTGGTTGACAAATTGTTTCAAATAAGGTATAAACACTAAATAACCTTTAATTTATGAAACATAAACATTTAATAGTACGAGCAGAAGTTAGCAATCCTCCGAGATACGAGCAAAATATTATTGATTGGACAAAACATTTAATAAATGACATTGGCATGAAAATATTGCTAGGTCCTTATGCAACATACTGTGATAAAGAAGGAAACAAAGGATTTACTTGTGCAACTATTATTGAAACTTCGCACGTAGTAGTACATACTTGGGACGAACAAAGTCCAAAATTAGTACAACTAGATGTTTATACTTGTAGTGAATTAGATCCGCAAACAGTATTTGATGCTTTAGATAAATGGGATCCAATTAAAATAGACTACAAATATTTAGATAGAGAAACAAATTTATCTTTGGTATTATAGGCTAAATATTATTACGTTCATCCTACGGGACGGAAGTAGCACTAGCGAAGGAACGCACTTAACTGTAAAAAGGAGAGTGTTATGAACTACAGAGACTTCGAAATCGCTCGCAAAAAAGAACGCACTAAAAGATCACATTTAGCAATAATCCTAAAAATGATTAAAGAACGTCAATCTAGACCTAGATGCGAGAAGAATATTCTAAGCGATGACCCAAGATTACAAAAAATTTAACATTTTGGTAAAAAAAAGGTTGACTTTATATACAAAGATGTTATATTACTAACATAAGCAACAAAAGAGTAATTAACTTTTGTTTTATAGTGCAAGGAAGAGGCGTTTACCAGAGCGTCGAACTTGACTACTTAGGGGTGGTACCCAGGCTTGGTAGTAGAAATACGCTGAGTCACATCGCTCTACCGAGCGGAAGTAGGTTCCCTGG